AAAGAGTTTTACAAAACTTAATTATCTCATTTAAGTTTGGAAAAAAATTGTCTATACAAAGTGTTGGCCAAATCATTTAAAAGGTTTTCCTAAATGCCAATTAACCAAAGAATATCTTGTTCCTTTTTTAACAGGTTTAACTCGATGCCATACAAAGCTAGGAAAAACGATTAAAGACCCTTGATGTTTTATTTCTTTACAAAGCCTTACATTTCTTTTTTTATCTGGATCAGCATTCCTAAAATCAAATTCTAAATCTCCGCCTGAATAATTCTTAGGATCAGAAAGAATTAAAATGCTAGATAACTTTCTTATCTTATCATTATAAGTTCCAGCTTCTTTGTAAGGAGTTTCCCAACTATCACAATGCCAACCATAATGTTGATTTTTTTTATATTTAGTAAATTGACAAGATTCAGACCAATCCCATTCAAAGTTCCAACCAGCATCTTGATTAGCAATTCTTATAAAAGGGTGAATTTCTTTATAAATCCATTTATCATTTAACCATACAACATTAGAATTTCTTTTGGTTTTTAAATTTTTAAGTTCTTTTTTATTTAAAGGTTGTTCTTTTAAATTTCTATTTTCACCAAATTCTCCTGTAATAGCTATGTTGTCTTTATGATATAAACCATACTGTATAATTTCATTGCAAATTTTTTTAGGAACAGCAGATTGAAAATAATAATAATAATTGAGTAATAGCATTAAACATACTCACAATTCACAGTTATAAAAACATTCATATATTTACCAGTATTTTGAGATATAAAATATCTTTGAGTTGATGGAAAAATAATAAGTTTATTTGTTTCTAAAGGAATGTGCCAAGTACAATTAGCTCTACGATTATCATTATATTCCATAACAAATTCGCAAGTATTTTTAGTTACTTCAACGCAATAAATATAAGTATAGTCTGGAGATTGTTTTAATAATAAAGGTTCTACTTGATGACGTGAATGAGAACTTTCTTTAGGTAAATAAATGTTTCCCCATTCTTTTTTAGGAACAAGAACTTTATGATAATCTACGTTAAAATGATCTCGAACATAATCTACTAACCAAGTGTAAGATTTTGAAAAAGGCAGATGTAAATCTTGATAAGAATAATCTTTAGGATTGCTACTTAATCGTTTTTCTAAAATAGAACTATTAAGCAAATCGTTTTTAAGTTGTGGATTATCAATTTGAGTACCTTCAACGGTATCAACGTAAACATCTATTTGGCTCAATACTTTCTGTTCCATAGGAATGGATAGATATTATATTATAACATCAAAATTGTCAATTAGACTTCATCCCAAGATTGGCCAGACTCATTCCACGTATAGATTTTATAAGTTCCATCCTCATTTCTAGGTTGTCCAGTAGGGTATGCAACAGGAGCTTCCCATATGGCTTTAGTTGTATTGAGAGTCCAGCTTGGAAAAGGTTGTTCCTTATAAAAAATATTATTATCTGGATCCCAAATCATTCCAATGGCTGCATAATTACCTCTCAAAGCAGTTCCACCTAATGTATGTGATCCCTCATATGTATTATAAGACGTTTGAATCCATTTTGCCGCAGGCCAACCGTGTACGTTTTCTAAAAATGCTTGTCCAACGGATTCACTTTCGTTGTCATCTTCGTCCAGACAATTTGAATCAGCGACTTTATGAACTGCAATAACTTTGCTTCTTCGTTTATCTAATTTTGCAAAATGTGCCATATCTTATGCGGTAAATGTTCCCGTGGAAGTAAATGTGTGAATTGTATCTGCTCCACTTGTACTTGTAGTACCTGATGAAGAAGATGAAGATGCAGTTAATCTTCTAATAATAACGACACCTGAACCACCAGCACCTCCGACGCAATCTGTTTCGTTGTTATCACCAAAAATATTTCCGCCGCCACCACCGCCACCTGTATTTGATTGACCAGCTTGACCAGCAACTTTTTGTCCAGCGTGAGGACCCTCATTGGCTATTGAACCTTGTCCACCTCCGCCTGATCCTCCTTGGGCTCGGGTTACTGGATTTGCACCACCTCCGTAGCCTCCTCCTCCGCCGCCCCCAGCACGAGTTACATCTGATCCTGAAATTGTTGATGGAGAACCATCTCCTCCAGGACCACCATTAGCATTATTTGGTGCTTGTGAAATACCATCTGAACCAGCTTGTGCCGCACCACCACCGCCAGCACCAACATTACTACCATTGGCTGGACCAGCCGCGTCACCACCTGGATTTCCTTGGGGTGGACTTACAGGTGGAGTATTTCCTGCTCCACCATCTCCGCTTGAATGATAACAACCACCACCGCCTGATCCACCTGCCGCGCCTTGAGTACCTGGTGTTACATAATTGCCCCCACCATATCCGCCTCCAGCAGAAGTAATAGTTGAAAAAACTGAATTTGATCCAGAAGAACCTTTATCACCATATGGACGTTGTACTGGACCTGCAGCGCCTCCAGCACCTACAGTAATTGGATAATCTGTGCCTGGTTCTACTTCAAAAGTTTTTGAATCAACTGTTCGATATCCACCAGCACCGCCAGCGGCACCTCCCTTATTGGCACCTCCTCCGCCACCGCCTCCAGCGACGACTAAATATTGAACACTATATCCAGAAGGTCCTGCTGATCCACTTCCAAATCCTAAAACTCTATAACCAAAAGACATTGAATCTCCTTAATCATCATTAGCTGCATCAGTAGTATAAAATATTTTTACTCCAAGCAGTCTTGCATCTTCTGCCGCATCATCATTAGCATCAGATACATCTCTATAAATTCTAAAATAAGTTAAATCATCATCTGCTGGAGTTCCAGCAATAGTAACGGCTCCACTTACAGCAGTCACATATAATTCTTCTGCCGCACCTTGACAAGCATCGTCAACAACAATACCAGTTCCATAAGCAACGTCTTGGGTTTCATTATCATTCATTGCAACACCTTGTAACCCCCATGAAACTCCGTCCGTGTCTGTTGCAGTTGATGTCCAAAATACTTGATATGTTATGGTTCCTAAATTCCATTGTTTAGGAAAAGCTACAGCAAATTGTGCGTGTTCATCTGAACTTGCATCAAAATCTAAAACATTTAAGTCTGGTCTGCCAGAAGTCGTTTCTACTTTTGCAAGATCAGCACAACCATTTGACTCTGTAGGTATCATAGCATTTGCCGGAACCCAGATTGTTTCTTTTCCTGCTTCTTTAAGAGTTCCTACTCCATCTAATTTGTTTAATTCTGTTGCCGTTGAGGTTACGTTTGTTCCAGCAAGTGAAAACGTTCCACTGATGTCACAAGTACCATTAATATCTATGGCCGTCGCTGTTAAATCTATTTCATCAGTTGCACCAATAGATAATACGGTTGCACTTGATCCTTGTACGAATTGACTAGCATCATTAAAACATAATTTGTTAGTTGAATTTAATGTCAACCCTGTGCCATCTGTATGAGTTAATGTTGTGTCAGTATCTGCACCAAATCCTAAAACTGCAGAATCTGAAAGTAGAGTTAAATCATCACCAACAGTTAAATCTGTTGCAACCTTAACTGTCGTATCGTCATCTAAAGTTAATACAGTTGTTCCATCAAATTGTTTAAATATTAAATCATCAGTATCTACACGTAATTGAATTACTTGAGCACCACCTGTACCATCCATATCTAATGTTAATTGTGTAGTTCCAGCGTCTTTAAATTCTACATTTCCACCTGCTGCATCAATAACAACATCATCTCCTGAATCAATTGTTACATCTGCTGATGTGCTACCATTGCCAATTGTAACTGCTGCATCACCTGCTGCAATATCATCTGCTGCTATACTTGAAGCCGTAACTCCAGATGAAAAATATGTTTTAAATGTAGCGGCAGTTGTCAATCTCATTGTGCCGCCATCGTTTGTAATAATTCCGTCAGCGTCTGCGACAGCAGTTGTTCCTGTTGAAGTGCCGCCGTCTATTAAATTAATTTCTGCTGCTGTTGCTGTTACATTTGTTCCGCCAATATCTAATGTTGTTACAGAAATTTCTCCTGCAACCGTTAATAAACCATCTGCTACCGTTAACAAATCTGTATCGTCAGTATGACCAATTGTTGTTCCATTAATTAAAACATTATCAATATCTAATGAGCCACCACTAATTAATCCTGTTGTTGTGATTGTGGAAGAACCTGTGTCAATAGTACCAAATCCTGAAGTAATTGAACCAGAATCTAAAGCACCTGTTGTAACAATACTAGAACTTCCTGCAGCTGCACCATAAAGTGAGCCAATAGCTGTACCACCAATTGTAATAGCATCTGCTTCTAATGTACCATCAATATCTGCATCACC